ACGATGAAATGATTGGTTGTAAGAGTGGTGCATGGTGGGAAACAAATCCACAAAGAGGTAGAGCTAATAACTCTGCAGTTTTAATGAGACACAAAATCACAAAGGATTATTTCATGGACCTTTGGAAAAGAATTGAAGCAAGTGGAGCGGGTGAACCTGGTATCTACTTATCAAACGATAAAGATTGGGGAACAAATCCTTGTTGTGAAATCGCATTAAGACCATTCCAATTCTGTAACCTTACAGAGGTTAACGTATCTAACGTTGTATCTCAAGAAGATTATGAAGATAGAGTTAGAGCAGCTTCTTTTATCGGAACATTACAGGCAGGATACACAGACTTTCACTATTTAAGACCAATTTGGCAAAGAACAACTGAAAAAGATGCGTTAATTGGAATTTCAATGACAGGTATCGGTTCAGGTGCGGTTTTAGGTTTGAATATGAAATCTGCGGCTAAGGTAGTTAAAGAAGAAAACAAAAGAGTTGCTGAGTTAATAAAGATTAATCCTTCGGCAAGAACAACAACAGTTAAACCTGCGGGAACAACATCTTTAACATTAGGAACATCTTCAGGTATCCACGCTTGGCATAATGATTATTATATCAGAAGAGTTAGAGTTGGAAAGAACGAAGCGATTTATTCACACTTAAAGACTAATCACCCTGAATTAGTTGAAGATGAATACTTTAGACCACATGACACAGCGGTTATTGGAATTCCACAGAAAGCACCTGAGGGGTCAATCTTAAGAAACGAATCACCAATTCAATTGTTGGAGAGAGTGAAGAAAGTTCAACAAGAGTGGATTAAACCAGGGCATAGAAATGGAAACAACGCTCATAACGTATCGGCAACCATCTCAATTAGAGAACATGAGTGGCCAGCAGTCGGTGAGTGGATGTGGGATAATAGAGAAGCATATAATGGATTATCAGTTCTCCCTTATGATGGAGGAACATATATTCAAGCACCATTTGAAGACTGCACCAAAGAAAAGTATGAAGAATTAATGGAAACACTTAAAGATGTTGATTTATCCAAAATTATTGAAATGGATGATGATACTGATTTGAGAGGTGAAGCAGCTTGTGCTGGAGGAGCATGTGAAATTACATTAGTATAAAATGGAATTACAAAATATAAAAAGGGAGAAGCCAAAACTTCTCCCTTCTCATTTTTATGAAGAAAATGGTAGAACAGTATTTACTGAGGAATATCATATAGAAAGGGGATACTGTTGTGGTAATGGTTGTAGACATTGTCCTTTTGAACCAAAGGCTCAAAAGGGTAATATCTATTTAAGAAAAAAATAATCCAAGTATATTTATCACATATGGCAGATGGAGTTACATATGGATTAAATTTCCCATTTCAGGATTCAACGAAAGGGGATTATTTACAACTAACCGAATTTCAAAGACAAGAAGTTAGGGCTGACCTAATTCATTTATTGTTAACAAGAAAAGGTTCAAGATATTATCTTCCTGATTTTGGAACAAGACTTTATGAATTCGTATTTGAACCTTTTGACGGATTAACGTTTAGTGCTATTGAGGCTGACATTAGGGATTCTATCCAAAGATACATGCCAAATCTATTAGTTAATAAAATAACCATAGAACCTGCAGACCCCGCAAATGAGTCAGATACTCAAACAAATACTGTAACAGTTGGTGATGCTAAAATGTATGACATTTATAGATTACCTGGTAAGGGAACCGCAGATTACACTGCAAAAATCAAAATAGATTATGCAACAAATTCACAAACATTTAGTGAGAGTGATTTTATAATTATCAATATTTAAGATAGATGGCAAACCGTAAAATATCATACACAACAAGAGATTATCAGGCAGTAAGAACCGAACTTCTCAACTACGTTAGAACGTATTATCCTGAGTTAATTCAGGATTTTAACGATGCATCGGTATTTTCGGTTTTCATTGATTTGAATGCGGCGATTGCGGATAACCTTAACTATCAGATTGATAGAAGTATCCAAGAGACTGTTCTTCAATATGCACAACAAAAATCATCAATCTATAACATTGCCAGAACTTATGGATTAAAAATTCCTGGACAAAGACCATCTGTTGCATTAGTAGATTTTTCAGTTACAGTTCCTGCGTTCGGAGATAAAGAAGATGAAAGATATTTGGGAACATTAATTAGAGGGTCTCAAGTAGTTGGTGCCGGTATCGTTTTCGAAAATGTGAACGATATAGATTTTGCATCACCATACAACTCAGAGGGATTCCCTAATAGACTCAAAATACCAAATTTCAATGCAAACGGAGTTCTTATCAACTACACAATAACAAAAAGAGAAGTTGTTGTTAATGGTATTACAAAAGTATTCAAAAGAGTTATTACACCAAACGATGTAAAACCTTTCTTTGAATTATTCTTACCCGAAAAGAACGTATTAGGTATCACAAGTGTGTTGTTGAAAAACGGAACACAATATACGAACGTTCCAACAACCGCAGAATTCTTAGGTTTAGAGAACAGATGGTATGAAGTCGATGCTTTAGCCGAAGATAGAGTATTTGTTGAAGACCCAACGAAAGTATCAGACCAACCGGGTATCAAAGTTGGAAGATATATTCAAACACAAAATAGATTCATCACAGAGTTTACCCCTGAGGGATTTAAGAAAATGACTTTTGGTGGTGGAACAAACACAGCCCAAGATGCTTTAGACCAATTTACAACAATTGGTGCGACCTTGGATTTACAAAAATATTCAAATAACCTTTCATTAGGTTCTGCTCTGACACCTAACTCAACACTGTTCGTTCAATATAGAGTTGGGGGTGGTTTAGCAACAAACTTAGGAACAAATATTATCAACCAAGTTGGAACAGTTACTTTCTTCGTTAATGGTCCTTCTGAGAACACAAACTCAGCTGTGGTAAACTCTCTGAGATGTAATAACGTAACTGCTGCTATTGGTGGGGCGGGTATTCCTTCTTTAGAAGAAATTAGAAACTATGTCTCGTTCAACTTCGCAGCACAGAAAAGAGCGGTAACAGTTCAAGACTATGAGTCAATATTGAGAAACATGCCATCGCAATATGGTGCTCCTGCTAAGGTATCCATAACTGAAAATGATAATAAAATTTTGATTCAAATATTATCATATGACACATCAGGAAAGTTAACAAGTATCGTGTCAAATACCTTAAGACAAAATATTGCAAATTATCTTTCTAACTACAGAATGATGAACGACTATATTTCAATCTTAAGTGCTGAAGTTATTGATTTGAGTGTTGATGTTTCAATCGTATTAGACTCGGCACAAAACTCAGGACAGGTCATCTCTGATGTTATTGATAAAGTTTCTGCTTACTTTAACCCACAGACAAGACAACTTGGTCAGAACGTATATCTATCAGAATTAAAGAGTATAATACAAAATTCAAATGGGGTATTGACTGTAACAAGTGTTGACGTGTTCAATGAGGTTGGAGGACAATATTCATCTGCTGAAACATCAATGGTATATTCTAACCCTGAAACAAAGGCAATTGGTCCTGTTGATGATACAATTTTTGCACAACCAAACCAAGTCTATCAAATAAGATACCCTAATAAAGATATCAGAGTATCTGTGAAGAATTTCCAAACAGTAACATTATCTTAACAGGTTTATTTATTTCATTATTGAGTTATAATTCTAATGTGTGTTCCCAAAAAAATTCACATTAACTATTTATAACTAAACATCTTAATGGGTCAATCGTATAGGATTAGGACCGAACTCGGTGTTAACAAGACGATAAACGTTCAAATAGACCAAGAGTTCGAATTTCTTGAGATTTTATCTCTCAAACTTCAACAAGAAGACATATACGTTAGAGCTTGCTCTGATTATGGTGTTCTTGTAGGTAGAGTTACTGCCAATAATGGATTAGGTGTTCCTAATGCCCGAGTTGCTGTTTTTATTCCTATTGATGTTGTTGACCAATCAAATCCAATTATAACCTCAATCTATCCTTATAGGTCAGTTGATGATAGAAATGAGGATGGTTATAGATATAACCTACTTCCATACGAGAAATCATATTCAAAACATGCTGCCACAGGAACATTACCATCAAGAATAGATGCTTTAACTGCCACAACTGTTGTGGACATTTACGACAAATATTATAAGCTCACAGCAAAGACAAACGAGAGTGGAGATTACATGATTATGGGTGTTCCACTTGGTATTCAAAATATCTTGATGGATGTGGATTTATCTGACATAGGTGAATTCTCTTTAACACCTCAAGATTTGATTAGGATAGGTTTGGCAACTGATGCTCAGGTTGCTGGTGATACTTTCAGAACCTCAACGGACTTAAACTCATTACCACAAATTATTTCAATAAATAAACAGATTGAAATTTCACCTCTTTGGGGAGAACCTTCAATATGTCAAATAGCCATCAACAGATTGGATTTTGATTTAAGAGATGACGCCAATGTTGATATTCAACCAACATCTGTTTTCATAGGGTCAATTTATTCTACACCTGACACACTTAGAATAAAGGGCGGGAGAGATGGACTCAGTGCAAAACTAAGAGATAATTTTGGAAATTTATGTCAACTGCAAGCAGGACCGGGACAGATACTGGCAATAAGACAGACAATACAAATCGATTCTGACGGGAATCCAATTTTAGAAGAATATAGGTTGGAACAAAATGGAAATATCATTGATGGGAATGGTTCATGGTTGACAGAATTACCAATGAACTTAGATTACATCGTTACCAATGAGTTTGGGGAAAAAGTTTTATCTAATGACCCAACGATTGGTATTCCAACTAAAGCAAAATATAGATTCAAAATTAAATGGCAACAATCTAACGAATTATCAGAACAAACGAGACGACCATATTATTTGGTCCCAAATGTTAGAGAGTATGGTTGGTCAAATAACGCCTCGGACCCAAATCTCACAGGAGGTAATGATAGATTAGCAAGTTCATATTACTTTGGATTAGATTGGTCAGGATATACAAAAGGGTTTACAACAACTCAAAGAACTAAGAAATTGGATGAAATGATTGATTGTCAAGATACTTTCTATCAATTCAGTTTTAACAGAGTATACACAGTCTCCGCTTTAATTGACCAGTATAAAAGTGGTGGTAGAGGAAAGTTTGTTGGAATTAAAGAAATTGATAGTAATGAGTGTGCGGACTCTGTTAATAAATTCCCTGTAAATGAAGGGTTTAGAAACTTCGATTTTTTATATTTTCTGTTTGCAATCATTTTTCAAGTCATACAAATAATAGGTATTCCATTATTGGTCCTCTATCACTTTGTGGCTTGGTTATACAATAATTTTGCCGTAGTTGTGATTGGTATTTTGATTGGATTTGTAACAAGGGCATTAATCCAAACTGGGATTGAAGGATATGCTTTTGTTACCGCATCGGTTGGAAATCCATTTACTTGGAATATGGTTGTAGCTGCAGGTTCAATTTTTTTAAGATTAGGTTTTTATGGATATCTACTTAGGACTTTAATTAAGAATTTTGATAAATTAACTTCCTATAATTTCGACCCTATCAAATTGGCGATGATACAATATCCCGACTGTCAGGCTTGTCAGTGTAGTAACGGTAACATCACACCTGTCACAACAAATAGAGAAGACGTGCCACCAATTCCTTCACAAATGACCCAAGTTTCGGGAACCGAATCATATCTTCAAACCATAGAAGGTTATTTAGCAACGAGACCACAAATAACAAATATTACGAATCAAAGTGATGAAAATTATGACAGTATTTTAAATACTGTTGCTAGTGCTAATGGACAGGCGTTATCAGGTGTGCCAGGAAGCGCTAAGAATCCTAAAATTTATCATACAACTCGTTCACAAATATTCGGAAGAGCGAATGGTGATAGTCAAAGTGAAATGATTGGACTTAGTTTAGACTTACCAATTGGTGAGAGAATAAACATTTATAATCTCAGGTCAAAGTTTTTCGATAATACAAACAAGATAAAAGTGACTTTTGCTGCCGACCAAAACCAAGGGTTTCATTATGATAATACTCTAACAGTATTAACATCTGGTGATTATAGTCCTGGTGATTTAATAACTTTTGTGAATCCTGCTTTGTCCCAAGACCCTAACTACAGATGGACGGGAACGACAATGGGAGGAAAAGTAATTAACGGTCTTACAGGAAAAGTTCCAACAGGAATAATACCAATAACGGTTAATTATGCAACATCTCAAACAACGGATGCCACTACGAATTATACGTTACCAACAGGCCTTACACCTACTTGTGTAACAAGTGTAACTATTAATGTAACTGAAGCTGGTGAAGTTTCCTATCAAACTTGTTATGGTGCAAAAAGCGCAACAACTAAATCTCTTGGACTTCATACAATTACGGATGTTGATTGTATTGATTTAAGTTCATTAGGAGGACTTGCAACTTATACTGTTACAGGATATGGGGATGAATGTAGAGGATATGACTACCCGATGGATATTGAATACTATCAAGTTATTACTGCGATTACAGTGACCAAAACAATTATCAATAATTCTCCTGTATATTCTTTACCAAACTTAGCACCAGTCAACTCTGATGGTATTACTGCAAATCCAAGTTTTTGGAATCAATTAATTCAACCTTCAACAATTATTACTTTTGATAAATGTAGGAACGATTTTTGGGGAACGAATCCAACAACTGCCACTATTCCACCGGCAATGTATTATGAAAAGTTGAATGCGACTTATTTAAATGAATTCGAAACACAGAAAGTTCTTATTTTACAAAGAGGTGTTGACCCATATTCGCCACAATATGTTAACAAATATGGTATTGGTAGAATCTTGGGATACACTAATGAAGACGACGTGGTTGTAACTGCATCAACAAGAATAAACGTGCCAATACAAAAACTACCAGCGGGTTCTACAACAACAGTTCAACAACACAACGTTCAGAGTAACATATTTTATCAGTCTAATTTCTTTAGACCGATTAACCCTCCTGTGAGCACACCAGGTTTGACGTTCAGTGGATTTTCAACTCCACTTGTAGGTTTTTATGGGGCTCTTGATAGTAACACTAGCTCCATCACCGCATTAGGTAATTCTTACTATTCTAACAATTATATAGATACAACATCAAATGGGGGTGTAATTAGTAAACTTAATAATATGTTCGTTCAGGGTAATACTAATTTTTCACCTTACCCTCCGGGATTCTTCATCGGAACAACAGAAACAAAGTATAATAATTCAGACGATTTATCAGGAGGTGCGATTTTAGATGGTAATTATGCTTTCACTAACAACATATCGTTCATTTTTGTTCGTTGTAGGTCGGCATCATATTCTAGGTATGACGCATCAACAGAACAACTTTATTTTAGTCCATCTTTACTTCCGACATTTAGTGCAAGTCCTTTGAGTATTACAACTGCTCAAACTGTTATGAGAACGGATAGATTACCTTCATCAGATTATGCTGATAACGGAGGTAATTGGAACGGAAGTGTGTCTTTATTGCAACAAAATTTAGGGTTTCAAGTGTATAACTTGACTTCTGGAGACGGAGTGGCGGGTATAACTTTTAGTCAAGGTGCTGAGACAATTACTGCGGATATTGAAGGACAATATGCTGCGGGTAACGTTTTAGCGTCACTTAATGATTGTGATAGAATGGTTGGATTGACTTGTTACTCTGGTGATGGAACAAATTTCGGAATTGAATTAGGTTGTGAGGCTAGTGATGCTATTGATAATGGATGTTACGTAATGGTAAGAAAACCATTAACGGATTTATTTAATGGTAAAGATTTTAAAACATTTGCAGAGTGGGGATTCAGATATAGATTCTTCTATGCTTTATGTAGAGGTGTTTTAGCACAAACATTTACAAACAACTGGGTAAACGGTTCGTTATTCATGTTCCCAATTCAAGTGGACAGATACTTTAATGGTCAGAATAAACCTGAACCGCCTGTATTCCCAAAAAAGTTGATTTACTTCGATTCAGAAACGAACAATTTCTATTTCAGAAGTTCACCATATATACCAACATCAATATCAAATCCATTTATAGGAAGACCAACTACAGATGATTTGAACCCAGTCAATAACAGAAATCTTTTATTCCCAACGACAATTATCAATTTGGGTATGAAAGATTCATTTTATGATGAAATAACTTTCGAACCATCAACGGCATCTTATGTAATGAGTAATTTAAATCCAACAAGTTATTCAGACACCTCAGACATTGTAAACCTATTTGTGATTAGTAGAATTACTGATGAAAAGTTTTTACAACAATTAATACCACTTGGTGACAATTCTCTTAACCAATTATTCAACAGATATGGAACTGGTTTATCAACTTTACCGAGACAAAGAATTGATGCCGATTTAGCTCAAATGATGTCAATAAATTCTGAGTTTGGTGTGATACCGTTTTCACCAGAATTTTATCCTTCAACAGGAAGTATCACTGACCCAGTTAGAGTAATTGGAACCCCAGGTAATCCAACAATGGGAATATTTTTCTCATCTACAACTTCCAATTTACAAGACAAAGATTATATATCACCTGGAATTATAGACTTCAGACCTGACCCAAATCAAACTGCCGTAACATATGAATTTGGAATAAAATCACAATTAGTTCCTTTCTATCAATGGAGTCTTAGACAAGGTGGTGTTTCTAATATCTTCGGAAGTGAAAGAAACAACTGGGCAACGACCATTGGTGATATTACAGAATATCCTTATCAGGCTGTAAGTAGAAGAAGAGTTGCAACTCCTAACTATTATTATGGTAACAATACTGCATACGATATATTTCAAAGAGGATATATATTCAGCGTAACAAACACAAGCACACCACAGAACATGACTTACGATACATTTACCATGTCTCAAAGTAGTAAGTTTTTAGTAGGTGCACCATATCATTTTTACTTTGGATTAATCAAAGGAGAAACCGCTTTGGATAAATTCAAAACTAAGTATGGAAGAAATGAATAAGTTTACACTCATACCAAGTTCACAAGAGTATAAGTCGGCTCCTGCAAATGACCAAGAAGTATCTATAACTTTGGAGCAAAAACAACAGGAAATTACTGAATACGATAGAAGTTCTACAATCAGTTTAGCGGAAGTCTTTGATAGTGAAAGACAAGGTTGCACTATTTTCAGACCTACATTCAAAATAACTTATTTGTATGGTAATGTTGTAACTGGAACAACTGAATATATTCCTTTCAAAAATAACTTATTTTATGTAGGTGCAGACGCATCAATACAAAATGGGGTGTGGAAAGGATATCCACAATACTATGAATTTGATTTTTACAGACCGAACATAAGTGACCAACATTTGGATTATAAAGCAAAAAGTGCCTACACATATAATTGGACATACTATGTTTCTTATGCATTTGAAAATGACGAAAATAAAAAGTTGTATACAACACTATCAAGTCAAAATAGTTGGATTGCTAAAAATGGTATTCCATTTACAATTAGTAATGCTCAATCAAATGGTAGTAGAGTTATCAGGTTTGAATGTGTTGCACCTCATGGACTAGCTATTGGAGAGTTTGTTCAATTATCTTTCAGTTATAAACAGAATGATGTTTTTGAAGTATACTCCTTAGGTAATGATACATTTGATAGTCAACCATATATTTTTAATATTTTCAATAATGGATTTACAGGAAACACATTTTTAAATGGTAAAGTTGGAACTTTTAAGAGGGTTCTTAATCCTGACAATTTATTGGAAACAACATCGAAATATTATGTGAGAAAACATAAAATCATTACTAACTTAGACGACCTAATAATAACTAAATCAGGGTTTGAAAAGAATGTTTTCAACGAAGAGAAAAAACTTGAGTTAAGTTCACTGACCCCAAACAACGTTACAAGAATCAGTCAAAAGACAAGTAGTAATGCTTATAACGTCTCATCTGCAATTGACTTCAATTTTAGTGGAGTTACTGATAATCAAAAAAGACCTCTTTCTGAAATATTCTTAACGATTGTTTTTAAAGGTTACACAGGTTGGTTTAATGAACCATCAAATGGTGTTGGATTGAAACAAGGGTGGAAGTTTAATTTATCATCATCACCAAACTTTTATTGGGACCAAAGTTTTGTTGAATCGAACACAACGGTTCCATTATCATCTTATACCAAAACGAACGGAGTTACCAAAACTTTCTATTATAACGGAGACCTAAAGAAGGATGATATTATGGATGGTGATTTTTGTGAATGGAATGACTATGAACAACTTGAAAGAGTTATTTCGCCATATATCCAAAAGATTAAGTTTAATCAAAATATATTTTCAACCACTCAGTTTCCTGATACTAATGCTCCAGGTTATTATTATGAACCACATAATAGTATGACACTCAGAACATTCTCTGATTACATTGAAACAGGCAATGTTGGACAGGTTGAAAATGTTCCATCATATTGTTTCTTTTCGAATGCTGACCAACAGTTCAGATGGAGAGACCTATATACTTATGGATTCGTTGATAACTTAGGGAGAGGAGTTGACTATCCATTCTTAAACAGTGCCCACTACCCATATCGTGGGATAATATTTAGATTAATACCTGAAGGTTCCAATTTCAATGGAAATCTCCTTGGTATTGCTTACCCAGAAAAACCACTTATCGATGGATGTGAATAAGTATATAATGACACCGAACCAAGGGGCTGATAGACTAATCAATATTCCTGTGCAACTATCTTGGGATTATTTGGGAAATGACCAAAGTATTGAGGTTTACGAACAAGAAGTTATCACTGAAGTGATTGGTATTGGTAGAGACTTCGAAGTAACAAGATTTGCCAATCAGTTTTATTCTGGTCTCACTCAGATAATCACAGAAATCAATTATGAGTTTTATTTTTATTCAGGAGGAACTTTAAGTTCTTCTACGAATTGGAAAATGGATTATACTGCTGAAGGATTCAGTGTTCAAGACATTTATTATTATAATAATAATTTTACCAATTCATTTTTTAAGTTAGACTTCTATGATAGTAGAGATGAGAAGAGTCAAATTAATTATCTCACAATTATAATACCAACACAACAAGGGTATAAGATGCCAGCGATGATGCAAAGAACTCCTGTTGAGATTAAAATGCCAAAGTTCACTTTGGATTATGTTGGAGATAAGGAAGGGTTTTTTATTTATTGGTTGAAGAAAAGAACATTTTTGAATATTGACACCTTTTTCATGACAGCCAAATTCTTTAATGCGGAGAAAGGATATTTTGTTAAAATGATGAATCAAGGACAGTTCAACATAGTTGCAAACCCTTTCAATTTTGATACTTTAACAAACTTCTATTATCCCGTTAAATTGAATTACGACACTCAAACTTACGAAGTTTTCAATAGTAACAATCAGAGAGTTGGATTACCAACCAACCCGATAAAATGGTATGAATATGTTAACCCACCACAATAATGGATTATAATTTTATTATATCACCCGAGAATATTCAAGGAGACCTTGTAACAGTCAACTACGAGAACAAGCCTGTTGGTGTCTACTCAGGAATGACTCAGATTTTGACTGCAGGTCCTAATGGAAGTTCAATCTTGACTGGATTAAGTGTTAATATTCTTCTAACACAGACAGCGGTTGATGCGGGATATTATTCACCATTTGACGGAGCAATTTTACAGAAAGATGTTGTTGCTAATTTTATATTTTCATCAACAACAGGAAATCCATACACGTATTATGTTTATAACACTTCAAGTGATTTCCAAAAGTTCTTAGAGTTATCACAATATTCAATTGATTGGGGAGATGGTTCTCAGATTCAAGCATTCCCACAAACAATACCTAATTATATCTCACATCAATACCCAACCAATACAGCTGACCAATATAAAATTACAGTAAGACAGATAAACCCTTGGGGTGTCACGATTGTTGAAAAAACAGTGAACACACCATACACTGAAGTTGTTGCACCTAACCCACAAGGAACTGCATATTTCGTTTCAAATAATGGAAATTGGAGTGCCACACCTGTTAGTTACAATTATATATTTTCAGGTGATGCTGTTAACGAAGTTCAACCTCAAGAATCATATAATTACATAACAGTTCCATATACCATTTCAGGTTTGACAGTTTCAAGACTTAATGAACTTAAGCCATACGGTAATCTTACACCACAACAAAGAATCGGATTACCAATCATCCAAAACGGACAGATATGGGGAACGATTACAAACATAGACCCTTTATTTACGGCATACACAATCAACACAGTTGATTATTATGATTTCAGTGGAGGGACAACAATATTTTTCGAACAATCTTATGGATTCACAAGTGATAATTTGACCGCAGTTCCAATCACAAAGAATGAGGCTTTATTAAAGGTTATGGACCAACCACAGATTCAAACTGATGTGTTTGTTGAAAGAGGTAAGAACAGTGCATATGAGAGAGTTCAAAGGTTAGGAGAGGTTGACAACCTTGGAGATATGATTAATTATGGATATGGATTTTTTAACGTTGAAAATAAGGACTAAACTATTTATAAAAAAACTAAAACATGGCAATAGGCTCATACGGAACAATTAGACCAAGTGATGTTTCACCCGAAGATGTGGAAATACAAATGGTCTATACACCATCGAGAGATGTGACAGAAGATTTCACATTAACAACACTCGATGCACCGACAATATTAAGACCATACTTCAATAACTCAGCAACAGGTGGAAACACTGGTGTTGAAGTTCTTGGTGGATTATACAATCTTACATTACCCGCCGAACAATTCAATGCAATTGGAATTTATACATTATACCTAAGACCTGCACAGATTAGAACTGTGATTACAGATTGTGGTGTCTTAAATGCACTTCCGAATGTTAAAGGTATTATCATCGACGTTACAAATGTTCCAACTGAATTCCAAAATAACTTTGTTCCTCAAGGTCTTGTTGGTTTCAGAGTTGAATATTTGAATAGTGACGGAACAAAAATACCGAATTTCTTCAGAGTAGTTACTTCATGTTTTTTCTGCGAACCAGTTGTAACAAACGAAGTTAATACAACACAAAAAGCAATTAGATATAGATATGTTGATGGTTCTGCTAACTTATTATTTTTAACATTATCACCTTCTTCATCACCAACTAATAACCCAAATGCTACACCATTCATCGGACAGCCTGACCAAAACATTATTATTTCAAATACTTTCTTTAACCCTGTATCTATTGAGATTGAAATGGTTGAATACGATGTGTCATCTCTTGCGATTGCTCTTTATGGTAATCAGACGAAATCTATTGATGATGGTATCTACACAATCTATGATTCTGAAAACAATATCTACAGACAATACAACCTTTATGAAATTAGAGACCAATATAACGCTCTTCTTTATGAGGTTAGACAAAACCGTGGAAATAATATCGATTTCAGTAAAAACTTTACAACAATTACTAGTTAATGGCAACATCAAGAAGCAAATATTTTTACCCTCCGAGACCAGGTAATGGTGCGGGGACATTTTCCGATAACATTGTTGGATTACAAACAGTTAATGGAGGGGGTCTCACGCTCGGAACATTTGACTTTAATACTGTAGTTACTGAAAAGGTTAACAGATTCTTTAATGTAGGTGCGTTTTCTGAACTTATTAGTTTGGAGGGGTTAGGTATTGATGATTTAACTGAAAGTAGGAGAATACAAGCGACACAATTCCAAGTTTATCCGAACTATGACGTGTCTCAAGTTCTTAACTTTACAATGTATGGTTCACTTTCCAAAAGATTCAGTGTTTCCATAACTAAGATTATCAACTATTTCCCAGCTTCACTTGATGTTCAATATGAAACAGAAAACTTCTTAACAGGAGAAACTGCGGTTAACATATCATATAGTGCTTTAGAAGATGAAACATTTTTCAGAGTAAACCTCGATAGAATATTCAATCCGTTTGGTATTGATTACACTATAAGTGCGTCAACGAACTTATCTTTAAGAGAAATTACTGTATCACCACTCAGAAACTTGACTGAAACATATCTTGATTATGTCATAAATCTTAGTGGTAGGTCATATCCCGTGGTTTCTTTTAATCCATCAGATTCACTTACTTCAGGATACATTGAATTTTATGTTTCGGGTGCGCCTTTTGGAACAACAGCCACAACATTCGAAGACAATTTTACAATAAGACCTAGTGATTACATTGTTGATAAAAGTTTTTCAGAAAACTTTGATGAGGTTGAGAAATTCTTATTGAATAGGCTTATAGTTCCTGAATATACTGCGTTTTTCCAAGTCCCACAACAAAACGAAGCGGGACAATATTATACTCAGTTTACACAAGTTACTTGGCCAAAAGAAGGTCCTTGGAATTTGAATATTCGTGGAATATCTTTCGACCAATACCTTGAACAACTTCAAGAAATTGCTGTCAATCTTGATTCATTCAAAACGAATTTGATTTCAAGATTTTTGGTGACTGATTCCTTAAAAGAGTTTGATACTCTTGGACAAAAAGTTGAAAAAATATTCCAAATATATGGAAGAAGTTTTGACCAAGTAAAACAGTTCATCGACACGTTGGGATACATGAACTCTGTTAACTATAATGTTGGAAATGACATACCATCTCAGTTATTGGTTAACTTATCTCAAACATTAGGTTGGCAATCAAACTTTTCTCCAATAACTGAAGAAGACTTCTTAACTTCTGTTTTTGGAAATCAAAGTAATACAAACTATCCTGGTTATGCAAGAGCGTTAACCCCAACAGAATTAAACTACGCCTACTATAGAAATTTAATTTTAAATGCTGCATATCTTTTCAAATCAAAAGGAACAAGAAGGTCTGTTGAATTTCTTCTTAGATTGATTGGAGCACCTGATTCTTTGATTGAATATAATGAACACATTTACTTGGCTGACCAAAGAATAGATTTAGAAAGATTTGATACTCAGTGGGCTCAAATCTCTGGTGGAACGTATGTTGAACAAACTCCATCATATCTACCTAATACAACCTTCAAAATTAAAGGACAGACGTTCAGTGCATATACCTCAACAACAACATACCAAACTGCAAGAATATTAAGAAATGAATATCCAATTGATGCTGAAGGATATCCTAAAGCTCCAAGAGACACAGAAACATATTTCTTCCAAATAGGTTCTGGTTGGTATGAAACAACCCCACAACACAGAAGTCCTGACGAAGTTCAAGTAACAGGAAACGTGTTTACAGGACAGAATTATAATATTCAAACTCAGTTACAACCATTCACTTATGGACAACCATATCTTGACAGATATACTGATTTTCCATATATGACCGAAGGGTTCAAGTTGAGAAAGGTTGTAGATAACAACAAATCATGGTTATCAGATGACGAGAAGATTAGGGTTTCAACACAAGGTGATTATAATGCATATTATTATGTTTCTAATGAGAAGTTAGTTCTTAACGTAAAGAATGTGGATTTATTCTTGAATCCCGCACAAGGTTTTGTGTATGACGTTTGGAGAGAATCAGTTGAATATGATTACCCTATTCCTGAATCAGGGTTAACGGTAGGATATCCTGTTCCTGGTGGTGTCGATTGGACTTTTATAAATCCAGAGCCAAAGAAGAAAACGTTTTTCGAATTTTCACAAACGTTTTGGGAGAACATGATTAATGTTAGAAACAGACAATATATCACTGATGGTAAGACAGGAGGATATCCTGTATTACAATCAATCTTTTGGAAATATTTGGAATCAGAACAAACTGTTGGTATTCCAAACAACAAATACACATATCAAAAACTAATTGATTATGTTGAGAACTTAGGACCTTATTGGACAAAGTTGATTGAACAAATGATTCCTGCAACTACAATTTGGATGGGTGGAGTTAAATACGAAAACTCAATTTTCCATAGACAAAAATTTGTTTATAGAAGACAAAGAGGTTGTCAATTTGTTCCTGTTCCGAAATTACCTTGTTCATTGGATGCTGAAATATTTCCTACCGATTGTGCCTCCGAATTTGTGGATTTTTCAATATATCCATGGCTTAATGGGGACGTTCAAGTATCAAGTTTCGAGGCGATATTGAATAAGGTCTTATCAAACTACTTTACAAGTCAAGGATTGTTATCAACCCAATGTGATTTGAATTCTGTTGTTTCGACTTGGTATGTTGATTTAAAAATCGGTTCTAACACAATTATCCAAGAACCATTCTTTACAGGATATGGTAATACAGATGTGCCAACAGCAACCGAGTGGAGAAATGCTTTGTTACAGTATCTTCCTAATTTATACAATTATGGGTATACTTTTTTCATTCAGGGTAATATAATAAAAATTATGAGTATGACCGCTACACCTATTTATATTGATGAAGTAATCAGTCTAAACGCGGGAATTTCATTCACAATTAATTGCACGACAGTATCATGATGGCATTACCACCAAATATTAACCCTTTAAATTATTCAGTATCCGTTACTGGAGATTGTAGTAATACTTCTTCGGGTATTATTTCCATCTTCGTAAGTGGAGGAACTCCTCCTTATTCATTTGATTGGCAAGATTTTTCACCATGTGTAAATTCTGCAGGTCTTTGTGAAAAATTTGGAGTAGTTGGTGGAACTTATTCTGTAAGAATAAATGATAGTTCCCTCCCACAAAACAGTCAGTTTATTGTAAACATACCTGTATCTAATGGAGTTTGTGCATCAATTGCCCAAGTTCAAAATACAACTTGTAATTTTTTCAATGGAGCTGTAACAGGCTCTTCAAATTCAAACTATTCTTCAACATTATTTTATCTTGTTGATTCGGGTGATACTTTGTTACAGTCTGCAACAACTTCAGTTCAAGATGTTGTTTTTGATAACCTGAGTGCGGGGACTTATAATTTAATTGCATTTGATTTAGGTGGATGTAGTGCAAGAACTCAAAGTTTTATTGTTGAAAATTCAACACCATTAGACTTTGGTTTCTATGTTGTTCCAAATTCAAATTGTGGTTCGAATCAAACTAATGGAAAGTTATTTGTTACAGGAGTTACGGGAACCCCACCTTATACGTATAATTGGAGTGTAGGAACTTCAACAGGTTCAACTCTTACAGGTTTAACAGCGGGAGTTTATTCATGCACAGTAACAGATGCTTATGGGTGTCAAACCAGCAAATCTGCTGAAATAACAACAGTAAGTCCATTGGCTTTTGGTTATTGGTCCGCAGCAACACCAACCTGTTTTAATAGTGATGGTTCACTCACTTTATATATAACAGGAGGAACAGCACCTTATTATTATTCTGCATCGACAGGAAACGTTGAGGTAAGTTATCTTCAACAATTTACCTTAAGTTCACTTCCTTCAGGAACATATAGTGTTTCGGTTACAGACGCGGGTCTCTGTAATATAAACGTAACAACAAGTTTACAATCACCGCAAAGTATAGCATCAGTTGACATATCATCAACCAATTCAAATTGTTCTTCAAACGACGGTTCAATCACAGTTGCGGTTTCACAAGGTAGCACACCATATACATACACGTTAATTAAACCAAATGGTGACACTTTAAACACACAATCGGCTCAACCTTTACAAGTTTACACAGGATTACAAGAAGGAACTTACACAGTATTTGTTTCCGATGCAACAGGTTGTGGAACAAGCCAAGAAGTATATATCTTTGCTCAAGACACATTCACAATATCAACATCAATTACAGGAACAACTTGTGGAGCAAACAATGGAACAGTTCAGGTTATCAGAACAACAGGTGGAACAGGTCCTTATGACTTCTCTTTGGATGATGACCAAATTATATTAGACACCTCTTTATCTGCAATAACATTCTCAAATGTTTCTGCAGGACAACATACTATAACAGTAACAGATTCAACAGGTTGCACTCAAACTCAACAAGTTGTAGTTACATCTCAACCCCTATTAACATTCTCACTTTACTCTGAAAGTTGTGGGACAGGAAATGAAGGTGTGTTAACAGCATTCATATCTTCAGGAACTCCGCCATTTACATTCAATTGGTCAAATAACGTTACAGGAAACCCTCAGCAAATATCAGTTTCGGGATTAAGTGCGGGGACATATACTTTAACAATCGTGGATGCAAATGCTTGTTCATATCAAAGAACTTCGGTCATATCTTGTGACGCTAATTTTGTTTCATATCAAACATACTTGATGGGTTCAGAAGCTTTGACAGTTCAATCTCAATCTCAGTGTGGTTTACTACAAATGTTAAATGATGGATATCAAGATTTAATACAAGGTAATACGAATTGTGATTTGATAAGTGCGGTTTACACTGCGAAAGTTTCTACAGAACCTGGTGGACTTTCAAATCAACAATCTTTTTACACAGGAACAACACTTAACATAGCACCTTCAGACAACCTATGGTATGATACCGTAAAAACTTTGTTATTAACAATACCTGGTATTTCGAATGTTGTGGTTGACCCAATAAACAACGAGTTATCAATTTCTACAGACCCTAACAACACGACTATCACAAGTCAAAAAATAGTTATAGAATTGATAATCAATTACGATATAAATTGTTAATATGGTTCAGGTAAGAATAGAGGGAATAACAGGAGCGATATATCCAATTTCAGTTTTTATTGCTGATTATTATGGAAATAACCAAACCTTAATTGGAACTATATCATCAGGTCCCGTCCCGCCTCAAGTAAACTTTAATACAAGTATTCCAAGTTTATTTTATACTGCACCGCAAATAATGCTCATTTTAAGAGATTCTGCGGGTTGTGAAACTTTCCAATTATTAGACTGCACTTTTGGTTGCACATTCCAAATAACAATTCAAGAAGCAAATTGTATCGTTAATATTTCTATTAGTGAATCGGATTGTGATTTCAATATTGTCACCACGACATAGTGTTTGAAAAGTTAATCATAAGTTTTTGAAATAAAGTTTACTGAAACAATATATCTGCGGTATTTATTTAATAAAAATTCGCGGATGTCATTATACTCCATAATTGTAACAAACTTAGCACCTGGTTGCGGCACAGAAATTGAACAACAACTTACCGTCACCGCTTGCACAACTTATATTGTAAGACTCACTTCCAATTCAAATGCTATTGGCCCTTTTAACGTCTATGTTGATACAACAGGGTCAACACCAATATATTCTGCACAGACAAGGACTCAAATGATTGATGGTGTCGAAGTCCAACTTGGACCATGTATAACACCAACACCGACACCAACTCCGACATCACAAACGCCAACGCCGACTCCTACGATATCAGTCACTCCAACTGAAACCCCAACAAATACACCAACTCCAACCGTAACTGAGACTGAAACTCCTACTCCAACACCGACTATATCAATAACTCCGAGCGAGACACCAACAAACACGCCAACACCAACAACAACAGGAACACCAGGAGCGTCACCAACACCGACAACAACAGAAACACCAACCGAGACTCCAACACCGACAACAACAGAAACACCAACCGAGACTCCAACACCGACAGTAACTGAAACAGAAACCCCAACCCCTACTCCAACAGTAACTGAAACTCCTACTGAGACTCCTACGCCTACTGTAACAGAAACTCCTACTGAAACTCCTACACCTACCGTTACGGAAACTGAAACACCGACCCCAACTCCGACAGTAACCGAGACTGAAACACCAACTCCTACAGTGACACCAACACCTACAATTACTCCAACTACGTCTAGAGCATATTGGGAGTATGTTTTAGGTTTCGATTCAACGATTCCTCAAACAGCATGTAACAATTTTACAACTTCACCAATCACGGTATATGGACAACCAGGTGATGGACCGGGTCCGAACATTGGAGAAACATTATATACCGATTCATCGTTAACAACTACAGTTGCTGATGGATATTATTCTAACGGAATTGCTTGGTATGAAGTTACAGGAGGTTCAGGATTGGTTACATCAGTAGACCCTAATGGATGTTCAATTTCACCTACGCCAACTTCAACAGTTACACCTACGATAACACCTACGTTGACTCCAACTTCATCAGAAACGCCCACACCTACAATAACACCAACTCCAACAGAAACTCCGGCTATTTTCGAGATATTTTTACTCACTCAAGATGGGTTGGAATTAATTACACAGGATAGTAATTCTATAATCGCACAACAAGATGCCCCATAAAAAAAATCAAAAAAACCACTAACATAAAATATTTATAAGCTATGGCAACAACTAGAATAACCGACTTACCTATAGTATCAGGAGCGTCCCCTCAAGATTTACTATATATAGTAACAGATTACAGCGGAGGAACATCAGGAACCTCTGGACAAATAACTTTTTCAGCATTAACAGCCTCTATTACGGGAGGAACTAGTGGTTCATCTGGAACTTCGGGCACAAATGGAACTGACGGGTCTTCAGGAACGTCAGGTGTTGATGGTTCAAGCGGAACAAGTGGAACTGATGGTAGCTCAGGAACATCTGGAACTGACGGTTCATCAGGAACTTCGGGTATTGATGGTTCATCAGGAACTAGCGGAACCGACGGGTCATCAGGAACATCTGGAACTGACGGTTCATCAGGAACTTCGGGTATTGATGGTTCAAGTGGAACAAGTGGAACAGATGGTAGTTCAGGAACTTCAGGTATTGATGGGTCAAGCGGAACAAGTGGAACAGATGGTTCATCAGGAACTAGCGGAACCGACGGGTCATCAGGAACTTCGGGAACTGATGGTTCATCAGGAACATCTGGTTTAAGTGGAACCGACGGTTCATCAGGAACATCTGGAACTGACGGGTCTTCAGGAACCTCAGGTATCGATGGCTCAAGTGGAACAAGTGGTGTTGATGGTAGTTCAGGAACTTCAGGTATTGATGGGTCAAGCGGAACAAGTGGAACAGATGGTTCATCAGGAACGTCTGGAACTGACGGGTCTTCAGGAACCTCAGGAACCTCAGGAACAGATGGGTCTTCAGGAACCTCAGGAATAGATGGTTCTTCAGGGACTTCGGGTGTTGATGGTTCTTCAGGAACAAGTGGGACAGATGGTTCAAGTGGGACTTCGGGTGTTGATGGTTCTTCAGGAACAAGTGGGACAGATGGTTCAAGTGGGACTTCGGGAATTGATGGTTCTTCTGGAACCTCAGGTATAAGTGGTGTTGATGGAACTGATGGTAGTTCAGGTTCTTCTGGAACTTCAGGGACAGACGGTAGCTCAGGCACAAGCGGTATAGATGGTTCTTCAGGAACAAGCGGGACAGATGGTTCTTCTGGAACTTCAGGAACAGATGGTTCGTCAGGAACAAGCGGAACAGATGGTTCATCAGGAACAAGCGGAACAGATGGTTCTTCAGGAACAAGCGGGACAGATGGTTCATCAGGAACTTCAGGAATAGATGGTTCGTCAGGAACAAGCGGAACAGATGGTTCATCAGGAACAAGCGGAACAGATGGTTCATCAGGAACAAGCGGGACAGATGGTTCTTCTGGAACTTCAGGAACAGATGGTTCGTCAGGAACAAGCGGAACAGATGGTTCATCAGGAACAAGCGGAACAGATGGTTC